AAACAGTTTATATAGATTTCACAATGGAGGGTCCTACTTGGTTTCTAAATAATCCAAGGAAAGATGATACTACAACTAACACCTAACACGCATCCAATATTACACGAAAGAGTAAAATCTTGTAGTGAGGATTTAGATCGTCGTGAAATATCTCGTATTCTAAAGGAGAATATGTTTCATTACGAAGGTATTGGACTGTCTGCAAATCAAATTGGTATTTGTGAAAGAGTTTTTATAATGATGTTGAATATGGAAACAGAGGAAACAATTACTTGTTTTAATCCTCGTATCATCAAAAGATATGAGGATGATGTTTGGTGTGAAGAGGGTTGTTTATCATTTCCTGATGAGTTTATAAACATTCAAAGACCAAATCGAATTGTTGTAAAATACGAAGATGAAGATAAAAAAGATCATAAAATAAAATTAGATGGTCTTGCTGCAAGAGTGTTTCTACATGAGTATGATCATTTACAAGGAATTGTTTTTACTGAAAGACAATAAATAATCAAAAAGATAATGACCAGTTCGCCATTCGCAAAACAAGTAGAAAATAGAAATTTTCTTTCTGGAGTAGGATTTAAATTTAGTTTGACAAAGTTTCCAAAGGTTGACTTTTTCTCAAATTCTGCTAGAATACCAGAGATAGTATTAGGTACAGCAATACAAGCATCATATCTAAAAGACTTGGATATACCTGGTGAAAAACTCCAGTATGGTGATTTTAGTCTCCGTTTTCTTGTAGATGAAAATCTTGAGAACTACATGGCAGTACACAACTGGTTGACTGGTCTTGGATTTCCAGAGACACCTCAACAGTTCAAAGACAAAGTTACCGATGTAGAAGGTCAAAGAGATTTCAATGAACAATTCTGTGATGGCACTTTGAGTATTCTAAATTCAAACTTTAGAACTATTGCAAGAGTTAAGTTTAGTAATCTATTTCCAACTTCTATCACATCTTTAGAATTTGATGCTACTGAAAATGATGTGAATTACTTCACAGCAGAAGCATCTTTCAAGTATACTGTATATAATATCGTAGATACAAACGGAAATCGTTTATGAATCTTGATAAAATTCAGGAAATGTGGGAGCGTGATGCTGTCATAAATCCTGATAACTTACATGATGAATCATTAAAAATACCTCAACTTCACTCAAAGTATTACACTGTATACAATACAGTAACTCTGATGAGAGAGAAGGCAAGGGAGCAGTATACCAAGATTAGATTAGAAAGACACAACTACTATACTGGTAAAGCACCTGTAGAGGTTTATGAGGAAGAACCTTTTCCTTATAAGGTTAGAGAAAAAGATGCGATACAAAGGCATATGGATGCCGATGAAAAACTAACCAAGATTGATATGAAGATCCGATATTATGATGTTACATTGAAATTTCTTGAAGAGATAATTAGAAATATATCAGGTCGTACATATCAAATTAAAAATGCCATCGAATGGCAGAAGTTTCAAGCAGGATTCTAATGATTACCCCAAGAGTAGATTATATAAAAGAACTCGTAAAACCAGAGCATCAATTATTTCATCATCGAATTGACTCGTGTAGTTATAATTTGAATCGACATCAATTATCAGAGATACTAATTAAAAATATGTTTCATTATGAGGGTATTGGTCTTTCTGCAAATCAAATTGGTATTTGGGAAAGAGCATTCTGTATGATGATTGATGTCAAAACAGAAGAAGTAATTACTTGTTTTAATCCAAGAATCATTAAAACATATGGAGAATCAAGTTGGTGTGAAGAAGGATGTTTATCTTTTCCAGACCAAACTGTAAATGTTTTAAGACCTAACAAGATTGTTGTGAAGTATGAAGATGTTGATAAAAAATTACATAAGAGAAAGTTAGAAGGACTCGCTTCTAGAGTTTTTCAACATGAACATGATCATATGGAAGGTATAGATTTTACCCAGAGAGACCAGCATAAATAACTAAAATGATGGAGATGTCATGTCTCATTTGGTTATTTCAAAGAAGAATGAAGTATATCTACAGGTAAAATCAGAACCTCATGTATATTATGAACTGTCTGATTATTTTACTTTTGATGTACCAGGTGCTAAATTCATGCCACAATACCGTAACAAGTATTGGGATGGAAAGATAAGACTGTTTAGTAATCACAACGGAGAGATGTATGTTGGATTACTTGATAAGTTAATAAAGTTTTGCGAAGATCACGATTATACTTACGAATTTATAGAAAGCGAATACTATGGTCTACCATTTGAAGTCAATGGTATGATCTCGAAAGAGGGTGTGAAGGATTATATGACAGCAATCAGTAGGTATGCTCCCCGTGAATATCAAGTAGAGGGAGTATACGACGCTCTAAAACATAATAGAAAGCTGTTGATATCCCCAACTGCTTCGGGTAAATCTCTGATGATATACTCGATTGTGAGATATTACGTTGAGAAAGGGAAAAATACTCTGATAGTCGTTCCGACGACTTCCCTAGTAGAACAGATGTATAAAGATTTTGCAGACTATGGCTGGGACGTAGGTTCATTTTGCCACAAGATATACGCAGGTAAAGAAAGAGAGACGGACTCTCAAGTCATTATTACTACTTGGCAATCAATCTACAAACTCCCCAGAAAGTATTTTGAGAGGTTCTCTGTTGTGGTTGGGGATGAGGCTCACCAGTTCAAAAGTAAATCGTTAGTATCTATAATGTCAAAACTTTCTGATGCGAAATATCGGTTTGGATTTACTGGCACACTTGACGGAACTCAAACACACAAGTGGGTTTTAGAGGGATTGTTTGGTGCTTCATATAAAATAATAAAGACAGATGAACTCATGAAGAAGGGTCATCTGGCAAAATTAAATATCAATATACTTCTATTGAAACACTCACCAAATAAGTTTGAAACATTTGAAGATGAGATACAATACATCATCGGTCATAATCGTCGAAATAACTTTATTAAAAATCTTGCATTGGATTTAAAAGGCAATACTCTGATATTATATGCAAGAGTTGAGGGGCACGGTCAACCACTTTTTGATTTAATAAATAATAATAAATCAGATGATCGTCAAGTATTTTTCATACATGGCGGGGTTGAAACAGAAAATCGAGAAAAGGTTCGTGAGATCGCAGAAAGTGAAAACAATGCCATTATCGTTGCCTCTTACGGCACCTTCTCAACTGGAATTAACATTAAAAACCTTCATAATGTAATTTTTGCTTCACCCTCCAAATCTAGAATTCGTAATCTTCAGTCAATCGGTAGAGTTCTCCGTAAAGGAGACAAGAAATCGAAGGCAACTCTATATGATATTGCTGATGATATTTCTTATAAATCAAGAAAAAACTACACATTAAATCATTTAATTGAAAGAATTAAGGTTTACAACCAAGAGAACTTCAATTATGATATAGTTAACATACCACTGAAAAACTAATGGGCGAAGAGTTCTATGCTATTATTAAACTAACATCTGGGGAAGAAATCCTTTCAGTGGTTTGTGTTGACGAATCAGAAGACGAAGCAGTTATAATTCTAAACAATCCTGTGACTATGAAGTATATTAGTCATCCAGGCATGAGATCTCTAGTTAAGGTCAAACCTTGGTTGGAACTCTCAGATCAAGATATATTTGTAATACGTCAAGATAAAATTATTACAATGACTGAAACTCAAGATGCTAAACTTATATCAGTTTATGATCAATTCGTAAGTGATATGGATGATGATAATATTATAATTCCAGAAAACGGTCAGGTCGGACTCTCGACTCAAATGGGATATTTATCAAATGTAGATGATGCTCGTGAGTATCTCGAAAGTATATACAATAATAATATTAAAGAAAGCTAGCTATTATTACCCTTGAACCTCTACAAAGGTTATTGTACACATATTACACCCACTTGTCAAGCTGTAAAAATATGTTATAATAAAATATAGTTATACGGGAAAAGCAATGTCATGCCAAGAAAGAAGTCCGAACACTATGTAAATAACAAAGAACTCTTACAAGCACTAATCGTATACAGGGAAAAGGTTGCTCATGCAAAGGAGAATGATCTACCAAAACCACGTATTACGAATTATCTTGGAGAGTGTTTTTTGAAGATTGCAACACATTTGTCATATAAACCTAACTTTGTTAATTACATGTTTCGTGATGATATGATATCAGATGGTATTGAAAACTGCGTTCAATACATCCATAACTTTGATCCAGAGAAGTCTAAAAACCCATTTGCTTACTTTACTCAAATTATTCACTATGCTTTTCTACGTCGTATTCAGAAGGAAAAGAAGCAATTAGATATCAAGACTAAAATTATAGAGAGAACTGGATTCGATGAGGTCATGAAGGTTGACGATAACTCTCTGTCAGGTGATAGTTCAGAATATAACACAATTAAAGATAACATACAATACAAGTCTTCTAATAGATGAGAGTCGCTGTAATTACTGATACCCACTATGGTGCAAGAAAGGGGTCAACACATCTTCACAACTATTTCCAGTTGTTCTATGATAATATTTTCTTTCCAACTTTAGAAAGGGAAAAAATTGATACTGTCATTCACATGGGT